CAAGTCATGGAGGGACGGACGCTCAAGACATGCAAGAATTTCTGGGCAGCTCTCAAGCCGATGCTGACCCACGCTATCAAGTGTGGCTGTCGGACCACCAATCCTGCAAAAGTTGTGCGGCCGATTCACGGCGGGGTTACAGAGAAAAAGAAAGAGAAAGCGCGACGGATCAGCCCACAGCTTATCGACAAGATCATCGGTGCGATGCGCGGCAAGTGGAAACTGATGGCACAGTTCGCTCGGACAACCGGCCTGCGGCAAGGCGAGCAGCGGTGCCTGACATGGGGTGACTTTACCGGCCTGCTTGAGCCCAGCAACTTGGGTTGTAAGGTGCATGTAACGAAAGCCGTCAAAGCTCGCACCTACGATATCGGGGAGCCCAAGACCGAAGCTGGCATCCGAGATGTCAATGTTCCGGCTTTCGTCGCAGACGAGCTGCGGGAGCGCTACATGGCTCTCGGCCGGCCCGAGCTGCACACCTACGTCTGGCCTTCGACGACAGGGCTGGTGCTCGCTGGACAGCGCTTTGTCGAGGCAATCTCGCAGGCTTGTTCGGATGCGGGTGTCCAGCACGTTACATGGCATGAGCTGCGGCACCACTACGCTTCGATGCTGCTCAAGAAATTTGGTCAGGAAGATCTGTGGACCGTTGCGAACCTGATGGGCCACGAAAACACGCTGATCACGCAAGATACCTATGGTCATTGGCTTGCCGACGAGGAGGAGGAAATTGCGCTCGCCAACACAATCGACGATATTTTTGCGTAATATACCTTGACGGAATACGTCAAGCACTCCATATTAATTGTGTAAGGAGTGTTTGATGGTTTTAGAAATGACTACCGAAGAAATGTTCATGTGGGTCGCCGGCGCTTTAACGCTTTGCGGCCCATTATTTTTGGCGATAGCCGGAGGTGTTGTCTGAATGTTTGTGACTATCAAAACAAAAACTGGGCGCGTCGAAAAAGTCTACGGCGGCGTAACCAAGAAATACAAAAACGGCAAAGTCGTTGTCACCAATTATCGGGGCAAAAAATTCTACGGGACTGTCATAAAAACGGAGGCTGCGTAATGGCTAAAATCAAGACTTTCGGGATGAATTACAACGGCGAGTGGGGCAAAGATGGCGTCGAGGTCATTTGCTTTGACGCTGCCGCTGGCACTGTCGGGATGGCAAAAACTGCGAAAACACTAGCCTACATTATGAAAACGCTGGGTATTGAGAATGAAACAAAGACAGCGTTCACTGGGCTCTATCGGGATGAGCTCGTCGCTGTGTTTGACGAGATTCTTGATGAGGCTCTTGAGATTTATAACTGGGAAGTAAACGGGGTGGCCGGATGACCGAGCACTACCTTTACGCTGCTGACACACCATACACGGGCGCCGTCACGACAAAAGACGGCAAGCTCTACGGCAGGGCGCCTTGTGGCTATTGTGACAATGGCGTCCGGCTCATTTACATGCACGTCGAAGGCGGCCGGTGTTTTCATTGTTGGGGCATCGGCACGAAGCCAGCTCGGCTTTACACAGCCAAGCAGGCCGCCGGCCATATCAAGGCACGGGCCAAGACAAAAGCCAAAGAAAAAGCGCGGTTCCTAGTCAACCTTGAAATCCTCAAGATCAAAGATCTCAAGTTCACAGTCGCGCGGGGTTTCGCTGCGATTGCCAAGATCAAGGCTGCAGCTGTCAGCCAGCACGTCGGCAAAGTCGGCGAGCGGATTGAGATCGACGCCAAGATCGTGTTCGCAAAAAGCTTCGATGGGTACTACGGCACCACATGGTTCAACACCATGACCGACCCAGCTGGCAACGTGTTCCACTATCGGGGCAATCGCCTCGGACAAAAAGGCGACGCCATAAAAATCAAAGCGACTGTCAAGGCCCACGACGAGTATGACGGGACCAAACAGACAGTCATTCAACGGCCAAAGGAGATTGCATGACAGACAACGGTGTAAAAATTCTCGCGAAGTTTACGGACGGCGATGGGTACGCTGCCGAAAAGAACGGCAAGCAATACGCGAAAAAAACTTTCGATACTTTTGAGGCGCTTGAGGAGTTCTGGGAGGCAACATTCCTCCACAACAAAGAGGCGAAAACAAAAGTCATCGGTAAGACTGTTTTCTGGTGGTTGGTTGAGGAGGCCGAATAGATGGAAGCCGCGCGCCTGATCGAAATGTATCGTGTCGGTGGCGGCTACAAGACCAAGGGCGCACACGAAACACGCTGGGCATTTGGCGACCATGAGATCCGCGTAAGGGTGCGGCGCGGCAACTGGCAATATCACATGCACGCTAATGCGCGCATCTCTGGGACTTGGGAGGTAGAAGGTTTCCCAGAATGGCTGGAGGTTCGCTGCCCCACAATGTCAGATGATCAGCTTTGTGATGTGAGAAACTGGATTGCGGGTGTCTGCGAAGAAGATAACGACAACAGGCCAGCAATCGTGACCAACAAACCGTTCATGGCAGTAAAAAGGGGGCTGTAAAGCCCCCAGTTCGAGTTCAAGAAAAGACCGATTGCAGCAGCCGGCGCCACCATGGTTCCGGCTTTTGTTCATTCTCTTTTCTTGCGGCCCAGTAGGCTCTCATTTTTTTTGATTGGTTCGCTTTCTGAGCTGGCGTCCAGCTCCTTGCTTTTTTCTTTTGCATCATTTTGTCCCTTCTGATGTCTTGCGTGATATGGCATGTAGTCTGGTGATGCCAAATAGTTGTCCAGTGTGACGCTCGGCACGATTGTCTCGGGCTGGTAGTACACACCATGCTTGTCAGCCTCCTCAGCTCTCGGGTCGTCCGTAAACCCTTCGTCGGGTTTCTCGGGCGGCTTCGTGGAATCTGAACGCGAGGTTGTCGAGCTCATCAGCCGTCAGCTGTCTCTTGTGCAGCTGGCCGTCGATCAGCGCGCAAAGATCGTTCCCCGACGGGTAGACCAGAAATTCCGAGCCAGTTTTCCAGATCTGTGCGTTTGACGTAGATCGCTTTGCCGACCCTGACAGATGCCAGCTCTTTGCTCGCCAAAAGGCGCAGAAACCTTCGATAGCTGTTTTCATGGTTATCCCCGAAGCAGATGGCCGCAGCTTTCTTTGCTGGCAGCAGATTAGAATCCGACTTTGTCATCAAGAATCTCCTGTGATGTCTGAGGTGGTGCGGATGGCGCTGATGCCTGTTGCTGGCCCATAGGAGCCTGCTGGTCGCTATCTCGCGGCTTGTTGGGCAAAAGGGTCATCGTCAGCACTTTCGGCCAGCTGCGCGGCTCCTCGCCGATTTTTGCCTGCAACGAGACAGATATCTGGATTCCATGGTCAAGCAGCTGCTTTGCCATGTCATCACAGACCTTTTTCTGTTCGTCAGTCATAGGCTCATATCTATGACTGTTATCGTCCCACGCTGTTTTGAATTGAAGATAAGCAGACCCGCGATAGATTACCGGCACCCCAGCTGGTGTTTGCATATCGACAGGCTGGCGCAGCTTCACTTCGCTGCGTGAAAGGTGTGGCAGTGTGCCATAGCTCATTGGTTGTCTCCTTCCGGCGGCAAGCCGGTGTTAAGTTTTTCGAATTTGTCGTTGTAGATATTGGTCAAGCGTTGCCACTTGGCCTCGGAGAAGTTTTTGAGGTTCCGCATGTGATCGCGGTTTTCATGCGTCCACAGCGTCAGCTGCTTGGTTTGTGTGCTTGCCTCTATTTTCGGCACTTGAGATTTGCACCAGCTCAGCCACTGTGCCTCCAGCTCGTCGGGCGTTGGCTCAGGATCTTCAGTCTTTACGACTTCCTCCCTGCCAGACGCCTCACGCGCCAGACGGGCTTGCTCAGCTTTGAAATCCTCAGCCTCCTCGTTTGAGTAGACATCGCCGGAGACTTCGATGAGCTTGAGGATCACGCGGTCCTTTGCGCGCTTTTCAGCCATGGCGTAGGGGTAGCCGTTTTTATTGTTGTACGGCGCCGCCTCGCCAATCGACCATTCAACCTTTTCGCCGAGCCGGCCGGTCACAAGCATGACGACAGTTTTTGTCTGCGCGTCACTTTCGATCACCGATGGCTCGTCAAAAGAGATCTTCAGATGGGCTGCAACACGCTCCAAGGATTTATGATTCACGACGGGTGTGCCGTGGCAATCCCAGACAGCCTCGCTTGAGGTGATGCCCATATCCTTGAACAGAGCGACCAGCTTCTCAGGAATTTTTCGCATCAATCCCCCCGAGCAGCTCATGGCCCTTCGGCGTTGCAGCCCAGACGACTTCCTGCCTGTTGCGCTCGTTTTTTTGCCGCAGGCCAGTATCGACAACCAGCCCGAGGCGCTGCAGCTCGGTTATGCGGGGCTTGACGCTATACTCATAGGCGCCGACACTCCGGACAACCTGACTAGATGACAGGCCAGCGGTGACTGAGGCGATGCTTCTCAGGGCTTGTAGCCTCAGTCCCGTGACCTTGTTTGCCATAAAATCAGCAGCCATCTGCTCTGTGTCTGGCCCGTTTTTGTGGGTGATCGGGCCAGTGTCACCCCAGTCGATTTCTGTCTGCATTGTTACCTCCATAACAGCGGGTCTGGGAAAATCAGCACCATCACGACACAGACCAATGCCATGGCGGTGAAAAAAAGCAGGGTGGCGAAGATCTCTCGAATCCACTCCCACATGGTCAGTCTCACAATTTCCATATTTGCTTTGCCTCCTCGACGATTGCCGGCGGCTCTTGCCAGCACAGCTCGGAGAAATCTGGCGAAACCAGAGAGAACAGCTCGTCCTTGTGCTCGGCAGCGCGCAGCAGATTTTCGGTGGTTTTGTGATAGAGCTTGATGTCCTCGACTATCGCAGCGAGGTTGTCATCGCGCAGCTCAGGCGCATTGTCCGGTGTGAATACCGTGCAATCGGTTTTGTTGGCGTAGACCAGAAAGGGTGGCTGGTGGCCGTTGAGCGCCCAGAAACCGGCAACCTGATAGACATGGGCCTGCTCAAACATCCCGCCCAGATGCTTCGGCAGTGAGCTGCTGGCAAACCCAGATTTGCTTGTCGCGCTTTTCTTTGACCACTTTGTCTTGAGATCGCCGCGACGGGCATAGTCAGGTTTGGTAAAGTGGGGCAGGGCAAGGCCGCCGATCAGGTCATGCAAGTCAATCTCGCCGATGATCCTGTTTTCCCTAGCCATTGCTTCTTTCAGGCCGATAATCGCGTTTGCAGCCACCTCTGGCAGCTCCTCGCGGTATTGCTTGGCCTTGGCAGCATCGGTGCCGTCATCCCAGTCACGGGGCTTGTAAGCGTCGTATTTTTCGAAAGCGAGCTTGACTGAATCACCAATGTCCATGCCTTCCAGCAGAACCTTGTCAGCGATCAGCTGTGCAAGCCTGCCGCCAAGCATGTTGGCGTTGTCAGCCCCAGAATATTTTTGATCGAATTTTTTGATGGTTGCCCAAGCATCGGGCAGGCGCGGATCGTTCTTTGCTTTGACGATTTCCCAAGCTGCGGTCAGCGTTGGGCGCAGATGCACCTTTTCAAAAAAGGTCTTGGCTCGGGATTTGGATTTTGGGTTTGAGTGGTGGCGATAGTGATGTCGCTCGGCCCAGTCAGGGATGTCATGGAACATTTAGGCTTCTCCCGTTACATTTCGGGATAAGCTAATGTCCTTTACGGATTACGTCAATAGGCTTTCTTTAATACGTTGCACCCAAAGCCTTCGCCCAAGCCTCATTGTCAGTATCCTTAAACTCTATTTGCCTGAGATCGGGCCTGATTACCATGTCAACGATTGGTGTAGCCCATTTTAATTTGAGATTTTCATAACATCCGAAATTCCATGAATTTATGTTGTATTTATTGCGGCCTGTTTGATACAGCTCGCCGTAAAGCAGCCGCTCATCATCTGTCATTGCGATGCAGTAATGGCCCCCAAGCGCGTTCTTATCGACATAATGATGCCAAATGGGGTCTGCGTTGATGATGTCGAGATTGCCGTGCTGCCAGCTTGCTGGGTGCTCAATGTCTTGATCCAAGTCCCAGACGATGCACATGGTCGAATGATTGTAATTGCCATGCAGATAGACAGATTTGTTGTAAAACCTCTCGCTGCCATGTTTGCTGAGGTGTTGGCAAAGCACCAGAGTAGGCTCTGTCAAACTTTTTAAATCAACCTCGCAGTGCGCTGTCTCTATGTTTTGAACCGTTGCGAGTATTGGGATCGGCGGGTTTGAAAAAAATATCTGCTGCGGCTCGCAGACAAGTATTCCAGCATATTCCTCCGCGTCGGCAAGGGAGATCCCGATGTCACCGGACTTATGCCGTGATAAGGTTGCTGGTTGAATACCCTTAAGCTCTGCGACCATCTTGTTCGTCAAGCCAGAGCGCTGAATCATCTTATTTAGATTGTTAGGCGCCATGTTGTAGTCCTTGTTGAGTGTTACCATGGCAAGCATACCTCCTTGTCGTTATGCGTCAATGTCAGGAAAGAGATAAGCGCATTGACGAAATAAGTCAAGCTGCTTACATTAGGACAAATATTAACTGTCCGGAAAACGTAATGCAGCTTAACAATTATCGACAAAAAAAGGGCTGGTCCTATAGCCAGCTGGCGCGTTTGCTGGGTGCAAGCCACGCAACTGTGGTGCGCCGCTGGTGCTTGCCGCATGGCGACAAACAGCGGTTGATACCGAATCCAGACAATATGGACAAGGTCATGCTGCTGACCCAAGGCGAAGTCATGCCAAACGATTTCTACATTCGCCATGACTGAGGACGAGCTGCAGACGCAAGTGGCAGACTGGCTGGAGCTGGCGTTGCCTGTTGGCTGCGTTTTCCATCATTCGCCAAACGAAGGCACCCGCCATGTGGCGTTCAAAATGAAACTTAGGCGCATGGGAACGCGCTTCGGGTGGCCGGATCTTGAAATTTTTGTGCCAGCAGACGCTTCAAGGACGGGTATTAGCTCGTCCATTTTTATTGAGCTCAAGCGTCCGAAGGGCGGCAGGCTGAACGAAAACCAGCAGAAGATGCGCGATGCGTTACTTGATGCCGGTTGCCACTGGGGGCTGGCGCGCTCTCTGGAACAGGTGGAGGAGATCCTGTCGCCGCTGGTCAAGCTGAGGGCCGGCACATGAGCTGGAGCGGCAGAAAATGCACTTACAGGAACAGCTATACGCGCTGCAAGGAGGGCTGGATCTACGAGCCTGACGGCCATGGTTGTGTGCAATCTGCCTTGTGTCCTCGCTGCGCCGGCAGTGGCGAGGAGCCGCTGATGGACCCCGATATGTTCAACAACAAGGGCCAGAAGGGCGAGTTTGATGATTAATTCGATTAAGTCTGAGTTAATACGCCTCGGCGTTGACAACCCGAGCGTCCTGACTGTCGAGGGCAACGATCACACCGCGTTTTACAAAGGTTTGAACAAGGTGGAGATGCAGGCAATCAGGTCAGAGTTCCGCAAGGAGCTGTTGACCCGTCAAAGGGTCTGTCAGATGACAGGCTGGTGTTATCAGCCGTCGCTGGTCGCATCACACATTAAGCCTTTCAGGCATTGCAAAGATCGTGCTGAGGCTGTCTCGCCAATGAACGGGCTTTTGTTGAACAAGCATATTGATCTGCTTTTTGACAAGGGTTTCATCTCTTTTGACGAAGGCAGGCGACTGATGATTTCGCACAAGATCTACGATGCTCTCGGCACAAACTGGGGTGAGCAGCTGCAGTCAGGTTTTGGCGATTTCATTCTGGCAGCGTGGGCGAATGGCGATGACAAGTGCAAGATCCCTGCGGTTGTCGTGCCGCAGAAGATGACATGGAACACGCCTTTCAATGCGGGTTTGAACATCTTTTCGTCAATTAACCAGATTCGCAAAATGGACTTGCCGAAATGGCAAGTTGATGCGGCTTTCAACAAATTCAGGGCCGCGCAGCAGCGCTACAAGGATGCGCTGCAGGATTATCATCTGCGCCAGTCTTTCATGGATTACCACCGCCGGCATGTATTCCTCGGGCCGGAGGTGCAACACGCTTCGAATGACAAGGCGCTGGATCAGCTCAAAGTCCTCAAGGCTACGGGGAGGGTGAAGTTTTGACTTCGATGGCTAGGCAGAAAGATGATTGGTATCCCACGCCTCCGGTTGCGACCAAGCGCCTGCTTGATGTCGAGCTGTTTGACGAGCGCATCTGGGAGCCTGCAGCTGGTGATGGCGCAATCTGCGAGGTGCTGCGCGCTGCCTGCTACGATGTGGTCGCCTCGGATCTTGTCGATTATGGTTATTGCACCGCCGGCGTTGATTTTCTGATGACGACGAAGGCAGAGAGCAATTCGCTTGTCACGAACCCGCCTTACAAGCTGGCAGAGCAGTTCATTCAACACGCGATTGATCTGGGTGTTGGCAAACATGCGTGGCTGCTGCGCCTGAGCTTTTTAGAGGGCAAGGGCCGGCATGACAGTCTGTTTTTGCATCACCCGCCAGCTCGGGTCCATGTGTTTTCCAAGAGATTGACGATGTGGCGCGGTGGTGAGGAGGCCACTTCGACAGGCACGACGGCTTATGCGTGGTTTGTCTGGGCAGGCTGTTACAACGGCGCAACGCAGCTCAGCTGGGTATGAGCATCAGTCCCGAAAGGTGCTGCGTTTGCGGCAAGCTGCACAACATCAGGGATGGCAGCTGGGTTATTTTGGCAAGTAAGCATTTCGTGTGCGCCTTGTCGGATTGCATCAAAGGTGTTAACGAAATAGAGAAAGAAGGGTTGACAATGAATCGACGAAATAATTACAATCCCCGCAATCCCGCTGCTAAGCATAGCGAACAAAGCGCTCACAGCGCTTCTGCAAACCCCCAAATAAATTCTATAATCCAGAACATAGCTAAGCATAGTAACTCTAAGTATCGCGAGGCAATCCAGCGTTCAAAGCAATCACCGCTGGACGAGCTGCAGCGCAGGGTGATGAAGAAGCTCAGGCCAAGCTACTCAGCTGATCGGTTCAGCGAGCTGCAGAACCATATCAGTGGATTACCGCCTTTTCAGCGTCAGGTGTTCCTCAGTGAGCTGGAGCTGGAGGCAGAAAAGATCAGACGATGAATGTCACGCAGTTGCATGATATGTTCGTCGAGGCTTGCGAGACAGAGCGCAAGATGCCGCCGGCGATGGTCAGGCAGAAGATGTCAGCGTGGCCTGACTATGTGCAGAGCTGGGATGCGTATGGCTACACCAGCTTCGAAGCGCCCATCCTCAAAGCTACTCCTTCACAGATTGATGCGTATGACAGGGCTATCAGGATTGCCTGTGAGCAGCTGCAGGATGATGAGCGCAGGCTTGTGTGGGCTGTGGCCCACTCGGCTGCCTACAGGCGCCGTGGAGCCCAGTGGTCGAAGCTGGCGAGGATCTTGGGGTTGCATGACCCCAGAGTGGTCAAGGCGCGTTACAAGGATGTACTGGTGCAGCTGAGTTACAGGATGCTGTAACGGAAAAGATCAAGGGACTTGCGCCAATGCGCTAAATGGGGTAGCTTTTTCGGTAAGATACGCAAGATGTTGCGATTTCATGCGTTTCCTCCGTAAGAGTGTTACCTAGCCCAGTCATTTTCGTCCCTGAGAATGGCTGGGTTCTTTTTGGAGCATCATGGCTAAGGTTCGTGTCACAAAGAAACAGATGGAGCAGATCTGCGATGAGATTGCCAACGGGAGATCTCTGACCAGAATTTGCAACAACAGTGATGAGCTGCCCTCATGGCGTACTGTGCTGAGATGGGTGCAGGAGGACGAAGAAGCGTACAAGGCTTACCGGATTGCAAGGACTTTGCAGTGCGAGGTCATGCGTGATCAGATTATAGATCTTGTCGAGGCAGAGCTGCCAAGTGATCCGAAGCTGGCAATGGCTGAGGTGCAACGTAGAAGGCTTGAGGCAGATCACAAGGACAAGCATATCAGGCAGATGCAGCCTCTTGGGATCAGAGACAAGGCAGACGATAACAAGCAGAGCAGTGGCACGGTGACGCTCAGCTGGGGCAATGCTCAGGTGGAGTGATTTCTGTGTGGGTGGTCTGCCACATGGCAGTGCTCGCGCGCACGAGGCACCCAGTCAACTGATTTTCAGTTAACATTGTTTCTCTGTGATGCGTTTGTGATGCAACGCTCTGTGATGCCCAGATCCTGCAGGGTCGTGGGTAGGATTCAATCCTGCTGGTGGGGGGTGTCGCTGAAAAACCGGACCCCCACCCACCCCCAGAAGTGGCCGCCTGTCACTAGACGTATAATAGATCTTGGAGACACTGTCTCACATGAACATCGAAATCCCCTACGCTCCGAGGCGTCTGCAAGCCGAGCTCCACGCTGAGCTAGACAAGCACAGATGGGGCGCTGTTGTTTGCCATCGCAGATTTGGCAAAACGGTGATGGCGATAAACCACTTGCTCAGGGATGCTATTCTCTGCAGCAAGCCGAACCCTCGGTATGCTTACATTGCGCCGAGCTACAAGCAGGCCAAGGCTGTTGCTTGGGATTATCTCAAGCAGTTCGCGGGAGCTGTGCCTATGGTGCGCTTCCATGAGACTGAGCTGCGGTGTGATCTGCCGAATGGCGCAAGGATACAGCTGCTAGGTGCTGAGAACCCTGACAGCCTGCGTGGCATTTACTTGGATGGTGCCTGCCTTGATGAGATGGCAGATATGCCTGAGAGTTTGTTTCCTGAGATCATCAGGCCGGCTCTGAGTGACCGCAAAGGGTGGGCATTGTTCATTGGTACGCCTAGAGGGCATAACGCTTTTTATGAGCTCTACAGCGCTGCTGAGGGGCAGGACGAGTGGTTTGTCCGGACTTACAAGGCCAGCGAGACAGGCATCGTTGACGACGAGGAGCTAGAGGCTGCGAGGTCGATGATGTCGGCTGATCAGTACAATCAGGAATATGAGTGCTCTTGGGTCGCCAATGTGGCGGGGGCTGTCTACGGCAAGGAGCTGCAGGATCTACATGAGAAGGGCCGCATATCTTCGGTGCCGGTAGAGCCGACAGTGCGGGTCGATACTTGGTGGGATCTGGGTATAGGTGACAGCACGGCGATATGGTTTACGCAGTCTGTTGGCAGGGCTGTTCATGTTGTGGATTTTTACGAGAACAGGGGCGAGGGCTTGCCGCATTATGCGCGGGTCTTGCAGGAAAAAGATTATTTTTATGGGACGCATAATGCCCCGCACGACATTGAGGTTCGTGAGCTGGGCAGCGGCAAGAGCCGGCGTGAGGTTGCGTGGGATCTTGGCATTAACTTTCGGGTCGTCCCGAAGCTGCCCGTCGAGGATGGCATACATGCAGGACAGATGCTTCTTGCGAAATGCTGGTTCGACAAGGTTGCGTGTAAGGCCGGACTTGAGGCGCTGAGACAATATCATCGCGCATACAATGAGAGGCTGAGGACGTTCCGGAACAGTCCGGTGCATGACTGGTCATCACATGCAGCTGATGCGTGGCGCTACTGCGCTGTAGGCATCAAGGATACATCGGCCATGGAACGGCCGCCGCAAGTCATGGCTGAGAGTAAGTACAACCCCTTTGGAGCAATCGCATGAGTTTTATGACGCCAAAAGTGCCGGTGCCTCCACCACCCCCACCGCCACCGCCCGATCCTGTTGTGCCAGATCCGGTGACGACAGTAGAGGATGAGGTCAAGCGCAAGATGAATGACCCCGCGAGGGTCGGGCCTAAACAGACGCTGATGACGGGGCCGCGAGGCTTGGTGACTGATGCGCCGGTTGAGTACAAGAATTTACTTGGAGGCAACTGATGGCTGGTGAAACATCTGGTGGCGGCGGCGGCGGCAAGGTTACGCCTCCGCGCCCGAAATCATCTGTGAACAGGCGGCCGCCTCCAAAGCCGAAGCCGATTCAAACAGATGTTAAAAAGGCCGCGTCTGCAAAACAGGCAGAGGTCGGGGTGAGATATACACCAACAGGCCCGAAAATCGGCCGAGAGGATGACTATCAGCGCGCTCAGGGCATGAGCCCGTTAGCTGTCAAGGCAATCACCGGCAGCGATGAGATGGCCGGCAAGCTGTCTGGCAGAGATGACATCAACAAGGACAACCTCGGAGATCTGCAAACCAGAGCAGGCGCGGGTCAGATGGCCGATATGAGGGTCGGTGTTGGTGGATTGAGCGTGGCGGCAAATGTGCTGAACACTATCGGCAAGAAAAACGCGCGAAACATCATGCAGAAAATAGCAGATGGCGCCGATCCTGTCTTTGACAGCAGCGGCAGGATCATGGGTGCCACCAGTGAGAACGCAATGGGTGGCAGGGTGTATTCCGGCAGACCCGAGTATAACCCCATGAATACCGGCGGCCTGATGGGTGGCGGTTCCAACACCACGCCGGCGCCTCCTGAATCTGCGCCGGAAGCGCCAGCGCCCGAAGATGCGACAGGCGGCACGGTATCGACTGCAGTTGGCGCTGCGGCAAAGAAGAAAACGAAAAATCTTATGGGAACGGATAGGGCGCGGGAGCTCATGGCAAAAGGGCTTTTGAGCAAAACGCAGTCTGACCGGATCTTGATGGGGGGTTGATGAATGGCTGATGATCTCGCCATCAAACTGATGAAGCGCTTTGGTAGCTTGGAAAACCAGCGCCAGACATGGGAGAGCCATTGGCAGGAAGTCGCTGACTTCGTCGTTCCACGCAAGGCAGATGTCACAAAACAGCGGTCTGCCGGCGACAAGCGTTCCGAGCTGGTGTTCGACAGCACCGCGATCCATGCGGCCGAGCTGCTCAGCGCCAGCTTGCATGGTATGCTCACCAACGCATCGACCAGCTGGTTCTCTCTGCGCTTTCGTGACCGTCAGCTTGACGGTGATGACGAGGCGAAAGAGTGGCTGGAAAGCGTCGAAGATGTCATGTATCAGGCGTTTAACCGCTCTAATTTCCAAGAACAGGTCCATGAGCTCTATCACGATCTGATTACATTCGGCACCGGCATAATGATGATCGAGGCCGATCCTGAGCAGCAGCTGCAATTCTCAACGCGGCACATCTCCGAGTGCTATCTGTCGGAAGATGCAAAGGGCCGCGTCGATACTGTCTACAGAAAATTCAAGATGCCTGCACGGGCAATCATTGAGCGTTTCGGCGAAGCCGCATTGTCCAAGAAAATGCAGAAAAAAGCCGGCGAAAATCCTTATGAGCTGATCACGCTGGTTCATGCGGTATACCCAAGGACAGAGCGGGATATCACAAAGGACACAAGCGATCAGAAGCCGATTGCGTCCGTCTATCTTGACCCAGAAGAACGGGTTGTCCTGTCTGAATCCGGCTTTGACGAAATGCCTTACACTTGCCCGAGGTTCCTCAAGAGCTCGTTTGAGATCGGTTATGGCAGATCTCCTGCGATGAGCTGCCTCGCTGATGTCAAAATGCTCAACAAAATGAGTGAGACAACCATCAGGGCGGCACAAAAACAGGTGGACCCGCCGCTCCTTGTCCCTGACGACGGGTTCATCTTGCCTATCAGGACGGTGCCAAGTGGCCTGAATTTCTATCGCTCAGGCACAAGGGACCGGATTGAGCCACTGAACATCGGTGCGAATAACCCACTCGGTCTGAACATGGAGGAGCAGCGCAGGGGTGCCATCCGCTCTGCTTTTTATGTAGACCAGCTGATCCTCGGTGAAGGGCCGCAGATGACGGCAACCGAGGTTGTCCAGCGCACCGAAGAAAAAATGAGGCTGCTTGGACCCGTTCTGGGAAGATTGCAGGCCGAGCTTCTGCAGCCGATGATCTCTCGGGTCTATAATATTCTGGCGCGTCAGCAGATGTTCGATGCAGCTCCCGAGTTCATGTCGGATCAGGATATAGAAATCGAATATGTATCGCCTCTAGCTAAAGCACAGCGTCAGGGTGACATACAGTCGATGCAGCGCCTGATGGAGCTGATGATGCCGCTGACACAGCTGGACCCAGCGATCATGGATCACATCGACACAGACGGGCTTTCCAAGCATCTGATCAAGGTTCTGGCCGTGCCGGCAACAGCGATCAGGGGCGACATGGAAGTCATGCAGCTCCGCGAGCAGCGCCAGCAGGCAGAGGCAGCCGCAGCTCAGCAGCAGGAGCTGATGCAGACAGCAGAGGCAGCCGGTCAGGTCGCGCCATTCGTGCAGGCAACTAAGGACATGGGACGTTGATCAACCCCGAAGATTTGAGGACGACTTACAAGCAAGTTTTCAACAGCCCAGAAGGTCAGGAGATCTTGGGTGATCTGAGGACACGGTATCACATCTCGGGGACGACATTCTCCCCAGATGCGACAGAGACAGCCTATCGTGAGGGGCAGCGCACGGTAGTTCTGTTTATTGAAGCAATGCTGCGCGATACAAAACAGCTAGAGGAATTATCATCAGATGAGTGAAGAACAGGTAGCGGATGTCTCCGTTGAGGAGGTAGCACCGTCTGTGCCAGACTTTGACTGGCGCTCGCAAATCCCCGAGGAAATCGCGGGACACAAATCACTGGAAACAATCAAGGATGTTGGCAGTCTGGCAAAAGGCTTTGTCCACGCGCAGTCTATGATCGGCGCTGACAAGGTTGTTATCCCGCCGGCTAGTGCCACGCCTGATGAATGGACCGACTTCTATTCCAAGACAGGCAGGCCGGAGGAGCCGGCAGGCTACGAGCTGGGTGATGTCGATATCGACGAGGACACAGGCAACTGGTTCAAGGATCTGGCCCACAGCGCGGGATTGCGGCCTGATCAGGCACAAAAGCTGATGAATGGATATCTGGAGCGCGCCGGCTCACAGCAGCAGAACAGCGAGGCTGATGTCACGCGGCTCTATGAGGATGGCGTCAGGGAGATGCAGCGTGAATATGGCTCCGCGTTTGAGGAGCGGATTGCAGCTGGCGACAGCGTCCTGCAGCAGTTTGGCAACCCAGAGCTTACGCAGCTGCAGCTGGCAGACGGCAGAGCGCTGAAAGATCACCCAGAAATGGTCAGGCTGGCCGTTAATCTGGGCCAATATATACAAGAGAAGATCGGCGAAGATCAGCTGCTCGGCGTCAAAAGCAAAGGCGGCATGACGCCTGATGAGGCTAACGAGCGACTGCGCGAGATCACACGGCCGGATGGCCCGATGTTCGATGCGCGGCATCCTGAGCATGACTGGTATGTGCAGGAAAGCCTCAGATTGAGGGAGCTGATGACCGATGAATGAACAGGAATTAAGGCTTGAGGTTCTCCGTCTGACAATGGAAACCGGCTCGGCTGCGGTCATCGCTGACCCGCTGGGCCATGCCGAAAAGAATTTGCAGTGGGTGCTCGACACTCTCGACAAGCCAAAGGCCCGAGAGACAGGCAACCAAGGCAATAAAACGGGAAAAGCAGCTTAGCCCCCGCGCCGCAACCGTACTTGCAAAACCCTTCGTCCTGCACCCCGCAGGGTAGCGATTAGTCAAAACGCAACGTGAAGGAGGATTGCAATGAGCAATCAAATCACAACCGCGTTTGTCCAGCAGTTTAGCGCCAACGTCCAGATGCTCTCGCAGCAGACTGGTTCTTTGTTGCGTGGGTCTGTTGATGAAGAAAGCGTAACAGGTGAAAAGGCTTTCTTCGATCAAATCGGCTCCACAGCTGCTGTCAAGCGCACCTCTCGTCATGGGGATACACCCATGGTTGAGACCCCCCATAGCCGCCGGATGGTGACTATGGATTCGTATGAATGGGCAGACCTAATCGACGACGCTGACAAGGTCCGGATGCTTGCTGACCCCACCTCGACTTATGCCAAGGCAGCTGCCGCAGCTATGGGTCGTGCGATGGATGATGCGATCATTTCGGCCGCAACCGGCAACGCTCTGACAGGTAAGTCAGGCTCAACCAGCACAGCGATGACAGCTTCGCATGTTATTGCTCACGGTTCAGCTGATCTGACCATCGCAAAGCTGATCACGGCCAAGAAAACTCTTGACCTTGCATCAGTCGATCCATCCATCCCACGGTATATCGCCGTCGGTCCGGATCAGATCGAAGCTCTGCTGAACACCACATCTGTAACAAGCGCTGACTTCAACACAGTCAAAGCTCTGGTGCAGGGTGAGATTGATACCTTCCTCGGTTTCAAGTTCATCACCTCAACTCGTCTGGCTGTTGCTTCAAACATCCGGACTTGTTTCGCGTGGGCAGAAGATGGCGTTAAACTTGCTGTTGGCAAAGACGTGATGAGCCGCATCGACGAGCGGTCAGACAAGTCTTACTCAACTCAGGTTTACTATTGTGCAACCTTCGGGGCGACCCGCATGGAGGAAGAAAAAGTTGTTTCTATCCTCTGTGATGAATCAGCATAAGGAGAGTTGACATGGCAACAGTTTATTCAACTCAACGCACTTCGTTGACCCAGAACAACCCAACCGACATGGTCAAAGCTAACGAGCTTGGCGGTGAAGTTCGTGTTGCACACGGCACATACGAGGCATCTTCTCTGGCATCTGGTGATGTCATTGAGATGTTCGCATTGCCTGACGGCGCGCGCATCCTGCAAGGTCAGCTGGCCCATGACGCGATGGGTTCATCGACAACCCTCTCAGTAGGCTTCGCAGCCCACAGCAAAGCAGATGGAACAGCTGTTTCAGCATCCGCTGCTGCGTACAAGGCTGCCGCTGCCTCGACATCAGCACAGATCGTGGACATCGTTGCCACGCTCGCTCTGCTGAATGGCGAGGAAGTGGACGCCGATGAGAACGGCAAGGTCGTAACAGTAACCATGGGCGGTGCCGCAGGCACAGGCTCCGTTGCTGTAACGATGCTTTACGTCGTCAACTAACACAGGTGGGGCAGCTCAGGCTGCCCCATTTCTCTTTATCAGGGGATTGGCATGGCTTCGGTAGTAGACATCTGCAACAGCGCTCTCAACCAGATCGGCGCGTCCAATATCATCAGTCTGACTGAGGACAGCAAGGCCGCTCGGATCTGTAACCAGCGTTTTGAGTTTCTGCGCGATAGCGTATTTAGAGCCCACCCATGGAATTGCCTTATTCACCGCACTACGCTTGCAGCTGACAGCACAGCGCCTGCTTTCGAATATGCCTTCCAGTATCAGCTGCCGACAGACCCGTTCTGTCTGCGCGTTCTGGGGCTTCTGGATACAAACATTCTTTTCCGCATCGAAGGTCGCAAGCTGCTGACTGACGACAGCACGGTCAACCTGATCTATGTCGGGCGCGTCACTGACGTAAACGAATATGACACGCTGCTGATCGAAACGCTCGCAGCTGCACTTGCTTATGACCTTGCATATCCTTTGGTCGGCAGCTCGACGCTGGCTGCGAACATGTACACGTTTTATCAAGACAAGTTGAAAGAGGCGCGTTTCGTAGACGCAACGGAGGATAACACCACATCATCGACGAATATAGCGGATAGCCGCAACTTCTCAGCTGATACCTTTGTAAACAGCCGGTACTAAGATGGCACAAGCATCTCCGATACTTTCTAATTTCACAGCCGGCGAGCTGAGCCCGAGGCTGGATGGGCGCACCGATGTTGCCAAATATGGCAACGGTTGCAAGACGCTGCAGAATTTTGTTGTGCAGCCGCACGGCGGTGCGTCGCGAAGATCCGGCACCAAGTTTGTCAATGAGGTCAAGAACAGCGCTCACAACGCGCGTCTGATACCTTTCGAATTTAACGTGACGCAATCTTACATCCTAGAGTTTGGCGACCAATATTTTCGGATTCACAAAGATGGTGGGACAGTTACTTCTTCTGGAAGCGCTGTGGAAGTCACAACGCCGTATCTGCAGACCGAGCTCGCAGAGCTCAAGTTCACGCAATCGGCCGATGTCATGTACATTGTCCACCCCAATCACGCGCCCAGAAAGATCACAAGAACCAGCCACACGGCTTGGACGATCACAGAAGTTGCGTTCCGGCGTGGCCCGATGCAGGACGCGAACACGACAACAACAACCCTGACAGCGTCGGCCAGAACCGGCAACGTGACGATCACGGCAAGTGCTGACACTTTTGCCAGCACCGATGTCGGCCGGCTGGTCAAGCTACATAACGGCTATGCCAAGATCTCGTCCTTTACCAACGCCACAACAGTCGTGGCAGCCGTGCAGGAAAACGAATTGGGCAACACAGAGCTGGAGCCAAGTTACACAGCAACAACCATCAGTTTCCACGAAGGAGATCCGAGCTCGACAGGGCTGGAGCACAATGACCGGATGGTCGATACCGCCGGCAAGTTTGTCGAGCAGGGCTTCGAAGTCGGCATGTCTGTCGTGATTTCGGGTGCAAGCAATGGTGGGAACAACAAATCATCTGCGCTGATCGTACAGGTCACACGCGATACGATACTGCTCAGCCCGTCTGTTGATCTGGTCGATGAGAGTGCAGGGCAGAGCGTAACGATTGCCGGCGTTATAGCAGCTGACGATGAATGGAGCCTTGGCGCTTTTTCTGCGACAACAGGCCACCCAGCGGCTGTGACTTTCTATCAGTCGCGGCTAGTTTTTGCAGCAACGACAGAGCAGCCGCAAACCGTGTTTTTCAGTGTCAGTGGTGATTTTGAAAACTTCACGGGTGGTGTCGATGCGTCAGCTGCGCTGATCTACACGCTGGGGTCTAATCAGGTCAACGTCATCCGGTATCTGCAATCAGGCCGTGTCCTGCTTGTTGGGACATCAGGCGGCGAGTTTGTTGTCACCGCCTCAGAAGATGCGCCGATATCGCCAACGAACACGGTTATCCGCAGGCAAGCCACATACGGGTCGGCTGACGTTCAGCCGGTGCAAGTTGGCAACGTGACGCTGTTCGTGCAGCGCGCCCGTCGCAAACTGCGCGAGCTGGTGTTCGATCTGAACACAGACAGCTATGTGGCGCCGGATATGACCATACTTGCAGAGCATGTAACAGAGAGCGGAATCAAAGAGATCTCACTGCAGCAAGAGCCAAACAATGTGGTGTGGTGTGTCCTCAACAACGGCAAGCTGGTCGGCATGACCTATCGTCGTGAGGAAGATGTTGTTGCATGGCACCAGCATCTGATGGGCGGCAGCTTTACTGATGGCGGCACGACATACGCTTATGGGTATGTCGAGAGCGTCGCGTCTATAGCTGGGGATCTCAATGAGGATACAGTTTATCTTGTTGTAAAGCGCACGATTGGCGGCGCGACAAAACGCTATGTGGAGTTTTTCACGGTTAGCGATTTCGGCGACGATGTCGCAGATGCGTTCTTCGTAGATTGTGGCCTGACGTACAGCGGCTCGGCTGCAACAAGTATATCAGGGCTCAGCCACCTTGAGGGCCAATCAGTCTCGATTCTAGCGAATGGAGCCACACACCCAGACAGGACAGTGGCAAGCGGGGCTGTAGCGCTGGCATCGTCTGCCACAAAAGCGCATGTCGGTCTTGGCTACACCTCGACGCTTCAGACCATGCGCCTTGATGCCGGTGGCACAGAAGGAACCTCTCAGGGCAAAACAAAACGGGTGCAGGACGTTACGCTGCGGCTGTTCGAAAGCGTCGGCGCCAAGGTGGGCAGCTCGACGGCAGAAATGGACAGGATACCGTTCAGAAGCTCGGCAGACGCGATGGATGCCGCTATTGGGCTTTTTACAGGAGATAAATTCGTCGAGTTTCGGGGAGGCTTCGAAACTGATGGGTTTGTGGTCGTGCAGCAGGATCAGCCCCTCCCTCTGACCCTGTTGTCGATCATCCCGAGGTTGCAGACATTCGACAGATGATCATTCTGGATTATCAGGCCGATCATGCCAGAGAGATAATCAACGGCCACATGAACAAAGGCGCACCTCAAAATGTGCTGGGGATGCGTGATTTTGCAGATGACCTTGTTGTGCCTGAGATGTCCTTCACCGGCGTTGCCGAGCAAGGTCTGGTCTGCTGTGCTGGCATAAACCCGCTTTGGGAGGGTGTGGGCGAGGCTTGGGTCATCGCCAGCAGTCTGCTGCACGAAAACAGAATGGCCGTTGTACGGGCCACAAAGCGCCTTTTATGGCAGATGATTACACACCAGAATTTCTGGCGGGTGCAGGCTTGCGTCCGTACAGATTGGCCCGAGGCAATGCGTTATGCAGAGTTTTTCGGGATGCAAAATGAAGGCGTTATGAAACGGTACGGGCCTGACGGTTCCGACTACTATAGATATGCTTGGGTGAAAGAATGTCTCCAAAACTAGCGATGACTGCAATGGCTGGCGCAACGGCTGTCAGCGCCTATGGATCTTTACAGCAAGGACGCACGGCAAAAGCTGCCAGTGATTACAACGCAGCAATCAATGACCGTAATGCGCTTATTAAGGATCAGGAAGCAGCCCAGATCGTTATGTCAGAGGAGCTGGCGATTGAAAGGTTCAAACGTGAATATGCCGGCTTTGCAGACGCGCAACAGCAGGCGTTCAGATATAACGGCTGGATGGCTGATGGCGACACACCCTTGCTTGTAGCGCTCGCGTCGGCTCAGGAGGCAGATGAGGAAATAGCCATTCGCCGCTTCAACGCCAAGGTCGGGGCGGGGCAGGCCAGAGAAGAAGGCTTGCAGCAGCGCATGGCTGGCAATCTCAACCGCATGTATGGCAGATCAGCGCGGGATGCCGGCAGGATGAGGGCGCTCGGAACACTGCTATCGGGCGCATCTAACGCAAGCTACATACAGGCGACAGCATAATGAAAGTGCCAACATACACAGCCCAGACCCAGCGCACCAATCGCGTCAGCGGAATCCAGATGACGGTGCAGGCCAACGCTAACGCTTTGAACCAGTCCAACGCGGCGATCACACAAGTTGCGAATAACGCAGCTGAGATCAGCGCGAATTGGTACAAAACAGAGCTGGGTAACCAGCGCGCCGCAGAAGTGGCGCGAGCGGAGAATGATTTTAACGTAAGGCTGCAGGAAACGGTTGTGCAGTCCAAAGATGTTGAAGCGCCGCAAGTGCGTGGGTTTTTCGACAATCAGGCAAAATCGACAGCTGCAAGCATTGCAAGCTCAATCACAGACACGGTGTCGCGCAAAAGGTTTTTGTCCAAGGCCGAAGATCTGACAATCGCCAAACGGCTGTCTGTGCTGCAGGATGCCCGTGCCAGAGCCATTGACGGCGAGGCAGCTGCCTTCTACGAGGGCGCCGAGACACACATCAGAAATGCCGCATCCGGTAACGCCACAGAGCGCCAGATGGCAACCGAAATGCTTTTCGGAACATCAAGCTCTGTTGGTCTTTATCAATATATGGCAGACGCCGGTTACATCACGCAGCAGCGGCGCGTTGAGCTGGAATCAGACGCAAGGTCACAGATTGACAGGTCAAGTGTCAGGCAGCAGCTAAACGCAGCGTCAATCAGCAAAGATCCGGCAAACGCGATGGCGGTTTTGCAGCAGCTGCAAGATCCGGCAAATTTCAAATATCTGAAGCCTGCCGACCGTGACAGCCTGACAGGACAGGCAAACACATTGGCTGAAACTCTCCAGCGAGCAGCTGTTGCAGCTGAGGCAAAAGCAGATACAAACGCCGCAAAAAAAATGAAAGCGAAACAGAACGCTAATTTTGCTGACTTAATGACACAAGTGCGGCGAGCAAATGAGGGTATTGATGGTGCAAGTCTGCCAAATTTGCTGGACGTTATTACGATGCGCGGCAATCAGGAGCTGACAGAAACACAGTATAAAGCGATAAGCGATGCTATCGAAGGACGCGACGCGCCTGCCACAAATACACAGGTCGCAATGAATTTTCGTCAAAAGATAATGCAAGCTGAAACCGCCGAAGAAATCGACGAAATCACGACGGAGCTATACACGCATCTGGGGCCAGCTGGCGACATTAAAATGGCAGATGCAATATCTATCCTGAGTTTGGCTGATGGCGCAAAATCCAAAACGCCGGAGGCGCGGGACATCAAACACTATGAAGGGCTGCTCAAAAAAGGCATCGGCGTTAAGACAGATGGGATCGTTATATTTGGCAACTCAGGCCCGTCGGCAGAAACGATTGAACGCCGCAATGACGCTCTGGATACATACCATCGTCTGACCACAGACCCCGACGATCCGATCCCGCCGCGCCAAGCGTATCAAGAAGTGTTGTTGCAAAATAGGGAGGCAGTAGCACAAGATCTGGCGTTTATAGCCCCCAGCACCGCAACATATAGTGTTGTCGGCAAAAAAGATTTTTCAAAGTGGACAAGGCAGGATTTCGTCAAAGCTAAAATAAGCGTTAGGAGCATGACAACCGCTGCGGGTTTGCGTTTAACGCCGTTGCAGCAGGATCTGGAAATGGAAACGCTGCAACTGCTTGAGGCTTACATGGAAGAAGAAGGGTTGTTTGAAGGCGCCCCAGTTGTCGAGGAAAATAACCAAGAAACAGGAGCTGGAGCCCCGACAGTCGTAGACCAAATCCAGCAATATCTCGGCGGCGATGATTCTATCCAGTCCCGCGAAGATGCGCTGGCAAACCCACAATAGGTGAAAAATGAACGATCTTGCACATGATTATGTCACCGCTCGCCGACGCATGGCGCAGAAAGCTAGGTTTGCAAAGCGCATAGAAGATGAGGGTTTGAGTGATTTCGTAAACTCCGACTATATGTTCGACAATGATGTCATCGGAGTGCCGGAGCCTGACGCTGATGACGAGCTTGCAAACAACGCCTCATGGCAACAGGACAGCCGGATTGTCCATGACTATTTCGCCAGTCTGCGCCCGTCCAACGGCATGTCTATGCAGCAGATGATGGCAGAAGGTGCTGACATGGCGACATTGAACGCCGAAGCTGCCAAGCAGCCGCCAACAAATTTCGGTCAATGGGGCTTAGAGTTCATGGGCGAGTTTAACTATAACTTACCCAAAATGGGCATCAGGGCAGCTCAAACCATGGACGCGCCGCCCGAGGTCGCAGGTGCGATGTTCCGACTGATGCAGTCCTATGACGCAAAGCCGGCGACATGGCGCGGCACACGCAGGGCCATCAAAAACATGTTCCAAGATCCGACAACTTATGTGGGGCTCGGGACTATGGGGTTTGGCTTTATCGGCAAGGCCGGTGTCAAGCAAGCTGGCAAAAGCGCGTTCATGCAGTATCTGCAGCGCCACGGCGCTACAGCTGCAGCTGGTGCAGCTGAGGGCGGGTTGATCATGTCTGCGGATGACGCAAGCAGACAGACTGTTAGCATAGCCGCAAAAGACGTATCTGGGCAGGAGGAGTTCGACTTCGGCCAGAACCTTGTGAGCACAGGAGTTGGCGCCGCAGCTGGCCTTATACTCGCTGGTGCTGTACCGCAGGGCGCAACTGCAATTTACAAAAAGATAAACCCGACAGAGCGGCTGCTCACAAAGGTTTATGAAAATGCTGAGGAGGCGCAGGAAGGGCTCGTGTCCTACTTGCGAAAAGCTGTGGAGGAGGAGCCTCTCGAGGTTGACGGCCGGCCGGTAATTTCAGACACAGGGCCAAATGTGATAGATCCAAAAATCAAAGGGAAAGCCCGTGCGCGCGCAAAAGTGAAGCGCAAGGGCTACGATAGCCCCGATGACTTTACAGATATCGTCAGGGCTGGCGTCACTGTTGACCGGCCTGACGAGGCAGACGCAGTGGTTGCGGCTCTTGCCAAAAACTATGAGATCACAGACGAGGGCTGGCAGTTGTATGGCGGCGGCTATTTTGACCGTAAAATCATGGTCAAGACCCCCGAGGGCAAAACAGCAGAAGTGCAATTATTCAGTAGGGAAATTTCCGATATCAAAGAAGATCTGCACAAATATTACGAAGAAGCGCAAAAGTTTGAGAAGGCAGCGAAAGCTGGCAACCCAGAAGCCAAACAAAGTTATGACGCCCAGATGAGGCAAGGAGCCGAGGCGGCTGCAGCCGCACTGCTCGCCGGCCAGCAAATGTGGCAGCCTATTTATGACCAGATCGGCGTGGCACTGCAGTAAAATTTTTTGTAGCGAGTGACCCTAAAAACAACTATATTAATGGGAGAATAGGCGGCTGCGGCTGCCTTTTTTGTTGCGCGAATGGCGATACCCAAAACGGCACCAGACGATCTGGCCCAGTCATCAATCCTGACGGGTGGCCTAACAGATCCCCTGCAGGGAAACGATGTCCTGCAATCCGCTCCCAGCGTAGCATCTGGCTCGTCTATGATCGGGCTTGATGTCGTCGCGCCACCACAAAACATTGATCAAGAAGTTGTTGAGCTCGCCAGTGCTCGGTGGTTGACGCGGCCGCTGGTTCGTATGTTTTCGGGTGACTTCGACAACGTGTTCAGCCGTTCAGCTGACGAGCTGGAGGATCTGAGGACACGCGAGCAGCTGCCTGATGAGGCTGACAACGATGCCTTGCTGGACGAAATGCAGGCGGCTGATGAAAATGTCAGGGTGAAGGACGCAGGCTTGGCGACTGAGGAGCAGGCAGCTGAGGTCGCAGCCGCTATGGATCAGCCAGCACAGATCTCAGATGATGGGATGTTGCGTGATTTCAGAGCTGTTGGCAGCGCCGGCGACGCCAAGATTCCCGATGAGGGCAGCATCCTGTCAACGATTGATGGCATCAGCCAGACATATCGCGGCACGATTGACGAGGCCACGCGCGGTGTGCAGACCCAGCAAGCGACAAGAGAGCTGGCTGATTACATAGGTGTCACGCCTAACAAGCTGACAAACAACATACTGAACCGTAAACGCGGTGGCGTAATTTTCCAAGAAGGCATGGGGCTCGCAGAGACAATGCTTGCCGCAAGAGATCTGCTGGTCAAGGAATCCGAAACACTCGACGGTCTGGCAAAGAAGGCTGCGACTGGCACAGACGAGGACGCTCTTGCGTTTCGTCAGCAGCTGGAGCTGGTCGCGCAGATGCAGGCTCAAATCAAGGGGTCGCAGACAGAAATCGCCAGAGCTCTAGGCTCGTTTCGCATACCGGCCAGAACCGGCAACGCACCGGATGCGCTGCGCGGCACAGATCTTTCCGCGATGCTAAACCAGCATGGCGGGGCAGATAACATCCGCGACATGGCCGCTGCCTACAATCAGGCGAACACAAGGTCACAGCGGCTTGCGGTTGCCCGTAAAGGCGCGACTGCAAAAACCTTTGATGCCTTCTATGAAGCGTGGATAAACATCCTTCTGTCTAGCCCAGTGACACATGTGAAGAACACTGCCGGTGCTTTTTTAACAACATTCGCACATATCCCCGAAACTGTTGTCGGCGGCGCCATAGGGACTACCCGCAGGGCTATGGGAGGTCAGGGCGGCATGTATATGGGCGAGAGCAGGGCTCTCATGTTTGGCGCAATGATGTCGATGCGTGACGCCTTTGCTGCAGCTGGCCGGTCATTCAAGACGGGCGAGCGCCCGATTGCAGGCTCAAAGATTGAGATGGTCGGTGGCCGTGATCACATCAACGCTTTCAGCGCTGAGGGCTTTGGCATGGCGTCCTATGGCGGCAGTTTTTTCTCCGCTGAACGACTGAAAAGTGGCAAACTTGGCACTACAGTCGATATGCTCGGCAGTCTAATGACGCTGGGCAGGGTGCCGACTAGGGCGCTTGAGTTCGAAGATACGCTTTTCAAGGTTATGGCTCAGCGCATGAGCCTTTACCAAAACGCTTACAGGACAGGCCGCACCAAAGGCCTGAACGGCGAGGCGTTATCAACGCACATCGCTGAGTTTATGATGGACCCGCCTGCAGAAGCGCTAAAGGGTGCAGATGCCCACGCCCAATATGTGACCTTGCAAACCGATCTCGACAAGCTCGGCAAGGATCTAAACGGAGTGCGGAACAACGCACTGATGCGACTTATGGTGCCGTTTTTCAAAACGCCATACAACGCCACTAAATACGCGATGATCGACAGGAGCCTCATAGGCGCGTTCTGGGGCGAAAGTAGCCGCATCATCAAGCGCGGCAGGGCGCCGGATGCGACGGATGCAGACAGAGCTGCCGCCGATATGGCAAAGGCGAGGATTGCCATGGGCAGCACCACAATGGCAGTCGTCACTGGGTATGCGCTCGACGGTCAAATCACAGGAGCTGGGCCGAACGATCCTGACTTGCGTAGAGCAATGATCCGCTCCGGATGGCAGCCTTACTCAGTGAGGGTCGGCGATCAGTATTACAGCTATCAAGGCTCAGAGCCTTTCTCGTCAATTATCGGCATGGCTGCAGATTTTGCCGAAGTCGGGATATCTGGCGCGCTCGACGGCGATGCAATGGAAGAAATGGCCAATGGCCTTATCGCGGCTGCGGCGAACCAAGTAACTGATAAAACCTTTATGTCGGGCTTTGCTGACTTCGTCGCAACGCTGAATGACCCATCGCGCTATGGCGGCAGCCTGACTGACCGGCTGGCAAGATCTGTTGTACCAAGAATTTTCGCTCAGATAGAAAGGCAGACAGACCCCACAGTCAGCGCAGCGCGCGGCAAACTCGACCAGATCAGATCACAGATTCCAGCGCTAAGTGGAGAGCTGGAGGCAAAGCGTAATTTCTGGGGCATGAAAGTGTTTAGCTCTGGAGCAGCTGGTCCTGATCTAATTAGCCCGATTTATTCCAGCACCTATGGGCCTAACAAATTGTCCGAGATTGATGCCGGCATGGGCGCTGAGGCTTATGCTGAGAAAGCGTTTGCGATTGATCAAGAGTTTATTGAGCTGCGGTACGGGCCGAGCAAGCATCCGGAAGTCATGCGTGAGGGTGTCGGCCTGACTGACAGAGAGGTAGCCATATTCCATCAGTATGCCGGTATGCGCTCTTTTGAGCGGCTGTCGGCGATGATTGAAGATGATGGATACAAGGCTTTGAAAGAGGCCGCGCTTGCTGGCGATCTTGATGCAAGGGCCGTTCTGCACGACGCCTTCAATCGTGAAATCACAAAAGCAAGAAAACAAGCAAAGCAAGATCTGATTGACGACCAGAACGTAGGCCCAGCCGTAACCGCACGGATCAAGGCTTTCGGGGAGCTCCAACAGGAAAAGCGGAACAGGATCAATGAGGCAGTGAGATGAGCGTTTCCAGCACCACCACAAAAAATAGTTACAGCGCGAATGGCACGGCCCATTCGTTTGCTTATGGCTTCAAGATTTTCGCTGACGCTGACCTTACCGTCGTAGTTCGCAGCTCGACTGGCACAGAGACAACGAAAACGCTGAACACGCATTACATTGTCACTAACGCTGGCAACGACAGCGGTGGCAACATTTTGTTCAAATTCAACACTGGGGATGCTTCAGACGCGCATTACAGCGGGACCGACCAGCGGCCGGCAAACGGCGAGACTGTTGTGATCACAAGATCACTGACGCTGACACAAGGCACAGACTATGTCGCAAATGACGCTTTCCCAGCTGAATCACATGAGGATGCTCTGGACCGGCTGACGATGATCACACAGCAGATCCAAGAAGAAGTTGACCGCTCGGTCAAAGCCTCTGTGACTAACACATTCAGCAGCTCCGAGTTCACTGTGTCTGCCACGGACCGTGCTAACAAGGTTTTCTCCTTCGATGGATCTGGTGATCTGTCAGTCACACAAGAGCTCGGCACGTTCAAGGGAAACTGGGCAGCGAGCACCGCGTATGTCGTGCGCGACATCGTCAAGGACACAAGCACAAACAATATTTTCATAGCTATCACAGCGCACACCAGCTCCGGCTCCCAGCCGCTGACGACAAACACAGATAGCGCCAAGTGGTCACTGATTGTTGATGCCGCATCTGCAACGAGCGCTCAGACAGCTGCCGCATCTAGCGCCACAGCAGCGGCATCAAGTGCTACAGCGGCAGCAAGCAGTGAGTCATCAGCGACTAGCAGCGCAAGTAGCGCAACATCTTCTGCCAGCACCGCATCGACTGCTGCCACTGCGGCTCAAACAGCGCAAACCGCAGCGGAAACAGCGGAAACAAACGCAGAGACTGCGGAGACAAATGCTGAGACAGCAGAGACAAATGCTGCCAGCAGTGCTACAGCAGCGTCTAACTCTGCGACAGCGGCGGCAAGTTCAGCCAGCACAGCGTCTGGACATGCTACCACAGCGACTACCAAAGCTAGTGAAGCAGCTACAAGTGCTACTAATGCTGCAACAAGCGCGTCTACGGCTTCTACGCAAGCTACAAACGCATCTAACAGTGCGTCCACAGCGACTACAAAAGCGTCCGAAGCCTCTACATCTGCGACCAATGCGGCCAGCTCAGAAACGGCTGCCGCATCTTCTGCCACTGCGGCATCTACAAGTCAGACTGCTGCGGCCACTAGCGCAACCTCTGCCGCATCTTCTGCTGCCGCTGCTCAAGCCGCCGCTAATTTCGAAGTTGTCAACGACACCAGTCCCCAGCTTGGCGGTGACTTACAAACCAACGGCAACGATATTGACTTCGGCGACAATGACAAGGCTGTGTTTGGTGCTGGCAATGACTTGCAGATTTATCACGATGGTAGCGATAGCTATATCAACGACACTGGCACTGGAAACCTGCGATTAGCTGGTTCTTCTCAAATAGACATTATTAGTTCCAGCGGCGAATTTATGGCGAAATTTATCGCTGATGGTGCCTCTGAACTTTATCACAACAACGGTAAAAGCCTAGAAACAACATCTGTTGGCGTTACCGTGAATGGCAATCTTGGCATCGGCACTGCGTCACCCGCAAAACCTTTAACGGTGGTTGGCGGTGATTTTAGCACTGTTTTGCTAGACAATGCTAATGCATCTCACGGCACACAAATTCTATTCCAAGCAAATGGCGCAACCAACTCAGGTGCCGACATTCAAATGTCTGACGCTGGTGGTATGAAAATTAGAACTCTTGCCGTTGAGCCGTTAAGTTTTCACACCTCTGCTTCTGCTGGTTCGCCATCTGAACGTATGCGCCTGTCATCGGCGGGATTGCTAGGGCTGGGGACTTCAGCACCCAGCAAATTAATGCACCTTTCTGCTGGAAACGATTCAGCTTCGCTGCGTTTGGAAAATACAGCAAACAGTAAAGTTTGGGAAATCACCCCTGCAAATCCGGGCGTGGCTAACTCAGGACTCAGTATTTATAACGTGACAGATGACGCTGTTGCACTTCACGTTGACAATAGCAACAATGTCGGCATCAACACTGCGTCACCAACATCATCAAGCGGTGGAAAACTACTAGCTATTGAAACCACTGCTGATGAACACACTAATCTAGTTTTCAATACTGCCAACACAGGTAGAAATGGCATTATTGAAGGCCGCCGCACTGGACGTTCTGGCTCAGAGAGATTTGCACAAATCAATATTCAGAACGACAGTGACAATGGAGAGATACGTTTTTACACCGCACCCTCTGGGAGTGATGTAAGTGAGCGTATGCGCCTGACATCGGGCGGCAATGTCGGCATCAACACTGCGACACCTAACGAAAAACTGACGATTGACAGTGGCGCAATTTCGTTTTTGGGGAGTCTTTCCACACCGTCAATTGGTGCGGGTATTTTCAGACCAGCGAACAACACTTTGGCATTTGTCACTGGGAGTAATGAGCGGGCTAGGTTTGATAGCGGTTCACGGTTCTTGGTCGGGCAGACATCAGCGGCGGGGATTGGTGCAGCTACAGATGCAAATAGTCTTGAACTCGGACCGGGCTATATTGTTGTCAATCGTGATGACACTGCTACAGCTACGCAACTAGCATTTGGGAAAAACGGTTCTGTTGTTGGTTCTGTGTCAACAACTGGCTCTGGCACTACCTACAACACCACTTCAGACATTCGCCTTAAACAAGACATAGAACCCCTAGAAGCTACTGACAAGCTGATGTCTATGAACCCTGTGTCATACGCTTGGAAGGCTGACCCAGACGGCCCACGCTCTATGGGCTTCATTGCACAGGAAATGCAAGAGGTGATGCCAGAGGCAGTGTCTACTGGCGATGACGAGGATGCGATGATGTCTATGGA